TTAAACAATAAACAATTAAACCTAATCAAAAATGAAAACAACACTAATTTTTGCCATGTTTTTTGGCATCACAGCGATGTTTTATGATATAGATGAACAATCATATCAGCCGGAAGAATATCGTCCAAATAAGGCCATAATTTTAAATCCTGATGAAATGACATTTCATGATGATTTTGATTCGACATATTATGTGTACGGCTGCCAATACAATACATTCACATCAAACCACAAATGCAGATGAAAATGAAAATATATACAGAAAATGATGTAAAGAAAGCAATGTTGATTTATCACGATGGATTAACTATTGATTATGTGATGTCAAAGTTGAAACCTATTGAGCTACCAAGTGATGAGGATATAGAAGAAAAATTAGGTATGGCTTCAGGTGGATTATTTTGTAAAGGTGCTAAATGGATAATTAATCATATTAAACAACAGGTTATATCCTGATTTTTCTGAAAAACTTTAAGGGTATAACCTTATTAAAAAACAAGACAATGGAAAATAAAATTGAACCAATATTCATCGTTTTGGCAATCGCAGGAATTGTGGTTGTCATCGCAATTATTAACATTTTTCTTTAACCATATTTTACAGATAAAAATGAGATACCTAATTTTAATGCTGATTTTGACATCATGCGAAACACCACAGATTCCGAAACCGGTTTCCGTGGAAAAGATTACCAAATCATATGGTTTGAATCCACATCCGACCGGATCATCATTTTATCCTATCTATTTACCTAATTTGAAAACCAATGGAAAATAAACAATTAGCATCCTATTGGATTGCAGAAAAAGTCGGAATAATAATTGAAAATTTACTTAAAGGATATTATAAAAGTCAGGAAGAATTTGATGCAGATTGGCATAATTTGTTTAATCATGCAGGAGAAATGGAAAAAGATCAGATTATGAAAGCAAATTTTGATGGCTTTCAACATGGTGTTTGGGTGAAGGATGAATCACAGGTTATTTCAGTTGAACAATATTACAACGAAACATATGGCAAGGAATAAAAATGAACATTATTTACAGGTAATTATTGTCAAATGGTTGGATCTAATGAATTACGATTTCTTTGCAATCCCAAATGGTGGATTGCGAAACATCCGTGTGGCATCACAATTAAAAGCGGAAGGTGTGAAAGCCGGTGTTGCTGATTTGTTTATCTGTAAACCAAATGCCAATTATCACGGCCTATTTGTCGAACTGAAAGTTGGAACAAATAAACAACAGCCATCGCAAGTTAAATTTGAGGCCATTGTGAAAAAACATGGATACCAATATGCCGTTGTCAAATCAATGGATCAAATGATGGAGTTATTAAAACAATATGAAAGCGAAAAAGCCATTGCGCGATCATATGCTGATGGATATAAGGATGGCCAATTAAACGCACAAATCACAAAGATATGAGAATCGAATTTTTAAAACAGAAAAATGTTTTTGAATTTATTCCGTGCATTACATGGTATCATTGCCGTGGCGAATATTCAAAAGGATCATTAACATTTGCATGGTTATTTTGGGCAATTAGAATTTATAAAATCACAAATATATGACACCAAAAGAAAAAGCCGAAGAATTAATGGCAAAATTTATGGCTATAAAGTCAACAAAATTAAGCGACTTTTCAGTCATATATTCGCCTGTTGCAAAATTATGTGCATTAATTGCAGTAGATGAGGTATTATTTGTATTAGATGAAATAGATTATAATATACATACTGATAGCGGAATTAAATTTTACAATAAAGTTAAACAAGAAATAGAAAAGCTATGACAGTCAAACAGCAAGCGGATGCCATGGTATGGTATGCGGAAAATCAAGGATATGACAACAAAACAGCAATTGAGATTGCAATGTTTGCAGTTGATAAAATTATCAATTACGGTCAATGTGATCGTGTGTATCAGGCATTTTGGTACGATGTAATGGATGAACTTGAAAGGCGATGAATTATAGGGATCAGGCAATTGAATGGGCCAATAAGCAGATCGAAGCAGGTATTGCAGGGCCAATTAAAATAAATGCATGGGAAACAATTACGGATCCGGTGCTGTATTTACAAACCAATGTACAGCGGATTCAGTTTGCATCACACCGGGAACAGAGGTTGGCATATGACAGGATCAGAATATTAAAACAAAATATGAAATGAATAAATCTAAAACAGATAAAATTAAATTATTGACATATTTCGCATTGTGCCAAAACCTAATAAATTTTATTGATGGAGAATGGCGCGGACATCCGGCAAATAAACAGGCCGTGAAAATGCGATCACAGGATTTGTTGCGCGAACTTGAAAAGGCAATGGCTGTATTATTCCCAAAGGATTTGGAGGATCACAGGGATGCAGGTGATGTGATTGATACATTTATAAATGCCACAGATGCCATGGAATCGTTTTTTATTTTGGGAATGGCCATGGATGAATTGGATGTTGTCAAGAAACAAGGATTGAATACACAGATCAACATTCTGTTGCAATCATACGGAATTGATTTATGGGAAAAGCCAATGTCGGAGTTATGGGCAAAATAGGTAAATTTGCAATGTGTTAATCACCCGAAATCCAAAGAGATGTACTGTGTTGACTGATGGAAAGACATCAAATTTTTAAACCAATCAATAAAATGAAATACAATTCGGATGCGGACATGGTTAACAATCCGCCACATTACCAAACAGAATCAGGATTACAGCCAATTGATGTGATTGAAAAATTCAATCTAAATTTCAATTTAGGCAACGCAATCAAGTATATTTTGCGCGCCGGGAAAAAAGGATCGGCGCAACAAGATTTAGAAAAAGCTATTTATTACCTTGCAAGGGAAATAAATAATTTATCATGATATACATTGGATTTAAGAAAACACAGCACACGGTTGAAATATTACCATCAATTCGTATCAATTTGCCAAAGAAGCGCCGAAATGATGTGGTTGTTTTTAGTTGGATAATATTTGAATTTGTAATTGGTATAAATATATGACCATGGATGATTTAGTATTTCAGGCAATGATTGTTGGATCAATCGAAATCATGTTCATTTTGTACATGACATATTTAATTTATAAGGAAAAGAAAAATGATCGAATCGGTAAACATTAAACTGATTATTCCACATCCTAATAATCCGCGGATCATCAAGGATGATAAATTTAAACGATTGGTTAAATCCATTCAGGAATTCCCTGAAATGCTTCAATTACGGCCAATTGTCGTTGATGACAATATGGTTGTATTAGGTGGAAACATGCGATTGAGAGCATGCAAGGAATCCGGATTGACACATGTGCCAATCATCAAGGCATCCGCATTGACAGCAGAACAACAAAAACGATTCATCATCACAGACAATGTTGGATTTGGTGAATGGGATTGGGATAAATTAGCAAATGAATGGGATCCAAATCAATTGGTTGAATGGGGATTGGATGTGCCAATATTTGATCCGGAAACCAATGATCAGGATGAGCCGGTGAAAAATGAATCATATATCATTGAGGTGAAATGCGATGATGAGGATTCAAGGCAGGCGATTTACAACAAAATGGTTGAATTAGGTTTTAATTGCTATTTAAAGAAATGAGAAAGGCATCAACAACAAGGCAGAATAAAAAAGCAATGTTGGAAGCATTGGAAAAATCATTGGGGATCGTAACGACAGCCGCAAAGATGGTTGGCATTACGCGCATTGTGCATTATCAATGGATGCACACAGATCCGGAATATAAAAAAGCCGTTGATGAATTGCAGGACATGGTGCTTGATTTTGCCGAATCACAATTGCACAAGCAGATCAAAGAAGGCAATACAACGGCCACAATTTTTTACCTGAAAACCAAAGGTAAAAAACGCGATTACATTGAAAGAACGGAAATAAAACACGAAACCGGTATTGAATCAGCCGTTATTGAATGGACACCATCGAAAACAGAAAACGAATAAAACAGGAATGTAATGTTCAGTTTTTCCAAACATTAAACAGCAACAAGCGGATCAAGGTACACCAAGGTGGAACGCGTTCGGGTAAAACTTATGCGATTTGCCAATACCTAATTTATCGGATGACATCATCATCCAAGCCATTAACCATTTCAATTGTCAGGAAAACATTGCCATCATTGAAGGGATCCGTGCAACGCGATCTGTTTGAAATATTAGACAATTTAGGCATCCTATTTATTGGTCAACATAACAAATCCGAAAACACATACACATTTGGAAACCATGTGATCGAATTCCTTTCTGTTGATGAGCCACAAAAAATTCGCGGTCGGAAACGAAATATTTGTTATTGTAATGAGGTCAACGAATTGGATTTCGAGGATTTCAGACAGTTATTGATGCGAACAACAGATGAAATGATTTGCGATTTTAATCCATCGGATCCGGTGCATTGGATTTATGATGAAGTGATCATGCGCGATGATTGCGATACATGGATCACAACATATCAGGATAATAAATTTTTACCAAAGGAATTGGTGGATGAAATTGAACGATTGCGCGCAAGGGATCCGGATTATTGGCGCATTTATGGTGAAGGTAAACGCGCAGTATTTAGCCATCGGCAGATTTTTCAGAATTGGACATTTATTGATCGCGCAGAATTTCCGCCATTGGATGATGTATTTTATGGCCTTGATTTTGGATATTCACAGGATCCAACAGCCATTGTAGAAATCGCCAAGGTGAATGATAAATTGTACATTCATGAAATATGCTATCAGAAAGGAATGACAAATCGCGATATTGCGGATTTCTTAAAGGAACGCGGATTGAATGAACAAATCATTTATTGCGATGCCGCAGAGCCAAAATCAATCGAAGAATTGCGCCAAATGGATATTTTTGCCAAACCGGCAATTAAAGGTGAAGGATCAATAAAGGCCGGAATCAGTTTAATCAAGGAACATGATGTGTTTGTTTCCAATGAATCAAAGAATTTGCAAAAGGAATACAACAGCTATTTTTGGGAACAATTAAAAGATGAAACAATCATCAACAAACCTATTGACAAATGGAATCACCTAATGGATGCGATCAGGTATGGTGTTTATTCAAAATACAAAAATCGCGTTGATTTCTTTGTTGTTTAATTCGTTATTTTTGGAAAAAATTAATAGGCATCAATTATGGCATCAATTATTGATCAGGTCAAAGCCGGAATCATCAAAGCATTAAGCACATCGGGAACGGATCCACAATACAACAAATTATTATACACATGGTTGGGAACATCCGTGATCATGCAGGATGATAATGATGAAACATACATCCGTGAAGGTTATCAGCGCAATGCAACGATTTATTCGATCATTAATTTGATCACAAAAGCGGCCACAACAGTTCCATTTCAAATTTATCAGATTAAATCTGATTCAAAGATGAAACAATACAAATCCATGACATCAGGTCATTTGGATGGATCAGCAATTTATCGCGCCAATTTATTGCGGAAATCGGCAATGGAATTGGTTACTGATTCAGAATTGGAACAGGTATTGAAACGGCCAAATCCGGAACAATCATTCAGCACATGGTTACAGGAAGTAATCGCATTCGGTAAATTAACAGGTAACAGATACATTTACGGCATTTCACCTGAAACCGGCCCTAATCAGGGTAAATTTCAACAATTGTATGTGATGCCATCACAATTGGTTGAAATCGTTTCCGGTGGCCTTATGGATCCGGTACAGGCATACAAAATCATTTATAACAGCGAATATTACATTGCGCCGGAAAACATGTGCCACATCAAGGATTTCAATCCTGATTACAACAGCGCAGGATCAAACCTATATGGCCAATCACCATTGCGCGCAGGTTTACGCGTTATGATGTCAAATAATGAAGCGGTAACAACAGGTTTGAAATACCTACAAAATCAAACATCGCGTGGTATGTTGGTTTCCAAAGATGGAACAATCAACGAAACACAAGCGCAGGCATTAAAGGATAAATTTCGTAAAACATATCAGGGCGCAGGAAATGCCGGTGACATTATCATCACACCAAAGGATTTATCATGGGTGAATTTTGGTTTAACAGCATCGGATTTATCATTGATTGAGCAATACAATGGCACCGTGAAGGATTTATGTAATATTTACAACATTCCGGTACAGTTATTGAACAACACAGATGCATCAACATACAACAATCAAAAGGAAGCAAAAAAGGCATTATATCAAAATGCGGTGATCCCTGAATTGATCAAAATTCGTGATGAATTGAATCGGTGGTTGGTGCCACAATATGGTGCAGATTTGTATTTCGATTTTGATTTTACAGCAATCAGCGAATTACAGGAAGAAGTTGATAAGTTAGTGACACAAATGGCCGCTGCATGGTGGATTACACCAAACGAAAAGCGGGAAGCCATGAATTACGGAAAAGATGATCAGAATCCATTTATGGATGATTATTACATTCCATCAAACTTGATGCCACAAAATGTGACAATTGATGCATTAGAGGCACCAAAGGCATTGGATATTGATTATTCATTCAAATCAGCATCAAATGAAATGTATGATGATTACCCAAAAAAAGCATCAGACAATGCACAAAAAATGTTGGATTGGAAGGAAAAATATCCTGATGAAATCCGTGGAGGAACGGAAGTAGGTTGGACAAGAGCAAGACAATTGGCAGATCGTGATGCCATTAGCCGTGACATTGTTAGCAGAATGGCGCAATTTAATCGCCATCGTGAAAATGCCAAGGTTGCAGATGAATATAAGGACACACCAGGGAAAGATGCAGGATAT